TCAACAAAGAGAGCGGGGAGTTGTGCTTATATCAGCCCGACGACTTTGACAAGCCTGTAATTACTAAAAAAATTACTGAGACTATTAAGGCTTTAGATCTTGACTCTAAGCCAGAGATGTGCTATAATCCGATACCTGATGGTAAGAAAGGGAACATTAAATTACCTAAAGGATGTAGCTGGTGTAAGTATAAGTTTGAATGCCATAAGGACTCGAATGATGGAGAAGGTCTACGAGCCTTCCGCTATTCCAACGGCATGACTTATCTGACCCATGTTGAAGTTGAACCCAAAGTAGAGGAAGTTTTACTATGAACCGTAAAGTGTCTAAGCGGATAACGCGCCAAGTAAAGGAGATTATTGTTGAGTGGTTTGGGACAATCCTTTCTGAAGAAGAGGCGTCAAAAGTAACGACAGATAACTGCCTTGAGTTTATGCCTGATCAAACGCATTTCTATGCAGGACGCACTACGTACTTGAATGCGTATCACCCTAAGTGGATCAGTAATAAGATAAAGAAGATGTTAAAATCCAACCCCGCTCTGGATATAGAGACAATAACTTTGAGGGATATACAATGTCTTCACCAGCCTTAGATACTTTGTACGTGTATTTTTTATCTATCTCCCAGTTCATTACTGAGGGTTCCGGAGAGTTAGATGCCATAAGTTTAGATACGTGGATGACTATTAATACATTAATACAACAACATATTGACCACGAAACAGGAGGTGTTCTACATTGAAAAAGATAAGGAAGGGCTACAGGAAACCACGCGTTAAGCGCCCAGTAGAGAAAGATCTTGTAAAAGGATATGACTCTAACTGGGAGTATCAACTTCATACAGGGATCTTAGAAGGGTGGGAGTTTCATACAGAAGCTATTCCTTATATTGTTGAGCATAAGTATCAGCCGGATTTTATTTCGGAGATCGACGGTAAGAAAATTTTACTTGAAGCAAAGGGGCGGTTCTGGGATTACGCGGAGTATAGCAAGTACGTCTGGATTAGCAAAGCGTTGCCTGAAAATGAAGAGCTAGTATTCTTGTTCGCTAACCCCAACGCTCCAATGCCTCAAGCAAAAGTAAGAAAGGACGGAACTAAAAGAACTCACGGAGAGTGGGCAAGCGCTAACGGCTTTAGGTGGTTTAGCGAAGAAAGTATACCTGACTCTTGGGTCAATACGGAGAAGAGACTATGACAACTAAGAACGACGTAACTGGTGATGCCCTCAAGAGCAAACCTTCGTCAGACACTTATCGGGACAATTACGATAGGATCTTCGGAGCTAAGAAGACTTCTAAGCCCAAGGAGGCTGACCGTGGTAAACCAACGTAAAGACGAGAGACGCGACAGGTTTTTAAGAAAGAAGAAGTTTAAAAAGATTAGGAGCGCTTCTAAGCTTAAAGATACTAAGCGCGATCATAACATTAACAACATCAACAATAACATTTATTTTTTAGAGGACTATTATGGTGGAATCAATTAACTACAGTCTTGACGATGTATCGGCTACCGAGTGGGACGCGATCAATAAGAGCGCTCTGGCTCAGAAGCGCAAAGACTCAGTGTTACCTGAAGATGCTCAAGCACGTAAAGACATTCCAGTTTATACTGGGTTTATCAATTATTTTCCTAGAGCTATAGCCGCTGTAGCTAAGATCAGTTTAATCGGAGGACTTCAGCACGGTCAAACAGCAGAGACTTTGCACTGGGATCGCTCTAAGTCTGGTGACGAGTTAGACGCAATGATGCGCCATATCCTTGATGGAGATTGGGAACAAGTAGCGTGGAGAGCTATGGCGAATTTAGAGAAGAAAGAAGAAGCAAAGGCTGAGGCTGAGATTAATTACCGCACTACAACTTTTCACCCGACGTACACTTCAGTCCCTGTGACTGGTAAGGAATAATAGAATATGATATCTAAGAAATATGGTATGACCCTGCCTATCTCCGACGAGATAGATACAATTAAGTACAGACAGACCGGCGAGGATTTTTACTCTAAAGTTGTCAGAATCGCCGACTCCCTCAAGGATAGCGCTGATCACTTTGAAGACTTTAAAGATACTCTGCGGCACTTACGGTTCTTGCCTGCGGGGAGGGTTCAGAATGCTATGGGAGCCGCCAGACAAACCACCGCTTTTAATTGTTTTGTGTCAGGAACTATTGATGACAGTATGGACTCTATCATGCAACGGGCTACAGAGGCCGCTGAGACTATGCGTAGAGGCGGGGGTATTGGCTACGACTTCAGTAACCTACGTCCTCGCGGAGACCGTATTAAATCTTTAGACGCTAAAGCTTCAGGGGCTGTGAGTTTTATGCAGATATATGACGCAGTGTGTCAGACTATAGCAAGCTCAGGCCATAGACGCGGAGCGCAGATGGGTGTATTGCGGATAGACCACCCCGACATTGAACAGTTCATAACCACCAAGAATAACGGAACTGATCTTCAAGGCTTTAATATTTCTGTAGGGGTGACAGACGAGTTCATGGAGTGTCTTGAGGCTCAACGGCCTTTCCCTTTGAGATATAATGGGGAGGTTTATACAGAGGTTGACCCTGTTGCTTTGTGGGATATGATTATGAGGAGCACATGGGACTGGGCAGAGCCGGGGGTTTTATTTATTGATACTATTAATAAAATGAATAACCTGCATTACTGTGAAACTATTTGCGCGACTAACCCCTGCGGTGAGCAACCACTGCCTCCTTATGGCGCGTGTCTGTTGGGTTCTTTTAATCTTACAAAGTATGTAAGCGATGGCTCTTTTGATAACCAACAATATACTAAAGACATCGCTGTAGTCGTTAGGGCTATGGATAACATCATTGACAGAACGGTCTATCCTTTGATTGAACAAGAACGCGAAGCCAAGAACAAGCGCCGCATGGGGCTAGGCGTGACAGGGTTGGCGAATGCCGCTGAGATGCTAGGTATGCCTTACGGCTCTCCTGAGTTCATGCAGTGGACTGAGAACGTACTGACTACACTTCGGGATTATTCTTATGCGACCAGCGCTGACCTAGCCGAAGAGAAAGGTAGTTTCCCTCTTTACTCTGAGCCGAAGTTTATGGCAAGTGAGTTTGTAAAAACACTACCTGATTGGGTTAAGAAACGTATACAGAGTAAGGGGATTAGGAACTCACATCTTACTTCTATTGCGCCTACTGGGACTATCAGCTTAACTGCGGACAACATTAGTAGCGGTATCGAGCCACCATTCTCTTTGTATTATGATCGCACTATCCAACAGTTTGACGGCCATCAGGTACAAAGGGTAGAGGACTACGCTTATCGACACGGAGTACACGGGCGTACAGCTAATGAGATTAGCGCTCAGGAGCACCTAGACGTTCTAGCTCTATGCTCCAAGTACGTAGATAGTGCCGTCTCTAAGACTTGTAATGTCGGAGACTCCGTAACCTACGACGAGTTTAAAACTCTTTACTATGAGGCTTGGAAGAAAGGCTGTAAGGGGATCACTACCTTCAGAGCTTCAGGTAAGCGTTATGGCATTTTAAATGAAGTTCAAGAAGAGAAAGCCGAAGACGAAGAAAGTAACGGGGGCGCTTCTGCTTGTTTCATTAACCCAGAGACAGGAGTTAAGACTTGTGAGTAATAGAGGAAAGGAAGCGAACTTAATAGGCTTTAAAATTCTGCTAGACTCTGAAGGGATTGTCGTAACAGAAATGAGCGGGGTCCCACTACCTGAGCTTGGTAAGCTTTTGAGACCTGAAGAGATGGAGATTATAAGAAACATTGTAAACTTTACGAAACCAAAACTGGAGAAGCTACATGGTGAGATAGAGGCAGAACTAAGCGCTTTGAATCATGTATCCACAGAGACAACTAAAGACTAAATGATTTGGGAGGTATTAATAATGAGTAAACCAAGCGAGATCAAATACTTCATTAGGTACAACAACTCAGCCTACGGTATAAATATTGTTAACCGTTGCTTCGGTAGATACTATATGACAATCAGAAAGGTGTCAGATAACTCTGCTGTTGTATACAACTCTGCGAACAAGGTTGACGTGATGCGAGCACTTCGCGCCTATGGTGCTCTTAACGACCCCGCTTTTTCGCTTATGTTTCCAAATTGGCGCGTGGAGGATGAATAATTCTAATTAGCTGTAAGCGCACAAAAGTGTTGACTTTAGTTAGAGATAAGTACACAAAAGTGTGACAACGTGTCAGTAGTTGCATTGCAAATAAATAAGTGGCAGGTAGTAAAAATGGCATTTTATAGAAAAAAAGCATTACAAGAGCTAATTGCTTGGGACCCAACTATTGCACCCGATCTGTTAAGCATTTCGGAGGCAGACTTAGCAAAAGGAAGTCCAAAAGTAGGCGATATGGTTGCATTTAACCCCAACGATGCAAGCGACTTTTGGTTAGTTGAGAAAGAGTTTTTTAAGAATAACTATGAATGGGTTTGTGATGTATCCACAGAGGCAAAAGACTAGGTGTATGTCACTATAGAGTCCCTAAATAGTTACCCTAACAAGCTGAAATGCACTTAATGTAACTAAAATGGGTTTTAAAAAATGTTACCTATCGGATTTTTTCTTGGCGCGACTATCTAGCCACATATTGACTCCGGCCAATATTAGTGCGGTAAACCCTAAAAAATTCAAAACTACGTCCACCAGTAGCACCATCGTACAAAATAAAACAAATTAGGGCGTAAAAAGTTACCCACACGTTAAAATAAACAACTTCTATTGCATGACCGAAAATATAATCAACGTGCGCTGCCCAACAACCGTAAAACATAGCTTGAATAACAACCAAAGTTAGGCACATAGCCTGCAAGCGTCGTGATAGTATTTCGCATTGATATTTTATCGCATAAAGCAGCAATGCAATACCTGTCCCCTCGGACAGTGCCGAATATAAGAAATAATACTCAAACGGAAATTGAGCAAAGGTCTCAATTCCAACGGCGGGTATTGTGTAGCAAAGCGCCACAACCCGACGCGAGTGCGTGGGCTGCAGCAAACTAAGCAAAAACATCAAAAGAAATAAATAGATCATTTTTTAACTGTTTTTTTCTTCTTCGGCTTTTTCGGCGGGTACGTCGATGGCATCTGAAACCTCCTGTTTTAGTCGTTGATAAATCATTAAAATAGATAAACCAATAGTCAAAATTAGCGAAACTGTCTGCAAAAAAGGATTAACAAACAAATCAATAAACCCAAACAAGTCGAAACCATTAGCGGTTGCACTTGCAACAATACCGGCCTCAACCGTGTTCTTGATTTGCGGGTTTTCAGTTAGTAATTTTAACATTAGTACGTCCCTTTCCACACGCGCAATTTGTCAAAATCACCGCTTAACATTTTACGCCGCAGCACTTCCTCTGCCGCTTCTTTATCTGACGGATCAACCCCTGCCTCTTTAAGCCATTCGTAAAATAAATGCGCTGGCAATACGCCTACAACCTTTGATTCCCCAAAGTTTTCGGCTCCAGCTTGACGTAACTGCTCGGCTTTTTTAAGGTAAGGCGAATTATCAAATACGCGCTCAATGTGAAATTTATTACCCTCGCCGTTGTGAAACTTCTCTGCAATTTGCATGATTTAAAATCCTTTAGACAAAAAAAACCCCGCCGAAGCGGGGCTTTAGTAGTTTAACAACCGTCACGAGGTGGTGTTGTCAGCAATTAAACCGCTGGCTTTCTCGTTCTTACTTACTAGAGTTAGCTCGGTAATAACCTGGCGCTTTTCGTTGTCGCCAGTTTTTGCCAATGCGGTTTGCTTTGTTGGTCGCAAATTAGCAACGCAGAACATATCAGACTGCACAATATAAACGTCTTGCGGACGTATTTCACGCGAGGGAACAAATTTTACCGACCCCCAAGGCGTAACATATACCACAATCTCATTAACAACCTTTCCGGCTTCACCTTGCACGTTTGAGCGCTGGTTGTTGTTACCAGTAAACGATAGCGCTTTGTCCATCTGAAACGCGCTTAGGTAACAAGTATCAGGCTTACCGCCGCTTTCCCAAATAGACTGCATTACATCGTCAAATTTGG